GAAGAAAGAAATCTTCCCTCCCACGAGGACCGGCGTGCTGTTGAAATCGGTCGATGCAGCCACGTAGTGGTTGCCGGACGCCGACAGCAGATTCAGCAGATCGTCGTGCTGCTCTGCCGTGACCGCGATGTAGAGCGGATCGTTGTCCACATCCACCTCGGCCGCCATCAGCAGCTTCTTGGCTTCCTGGAGCTTCGCCAGGGTCAGACCCGCGCCGCCCGCCACGATCGTGTGGGCGGCCGTTGCAGGCCACGTCTCGGAGCCGCTGCCGTCCTCGCCCGTGTCGGCCGTGGTGAAGAAGGCACCGATGATCTCGTCGTCGATTGCGCGACCCATCGCATACGCGGCGTTCACCGCGTAGGGGCTCTGGGGGTCGATCAACATGCGGAGCTTGTCCACGTCGTCAATCAAATCGGCCCACTCGTAGTCCACCGGGCGCACCCAGCGTGCGTCGTGCGGTGTGCTGATGAGCGGGGTGTCGGAGTGCCGAACCGTCTTCTTCTGGGCTGCGACGCTCCCGATCTGCTCGACGGCCTTTGCCGCCTTGCCGACCGCGGTGCCCATCATCACTGCGCCCTGAAGGCGCGAACCCTTCTGCTGCAGGAGATGCTGGACGACTGTGTTGTATTGCTGAACGAAGGCGACGTTTACTTGGTCGCTCATTTTAGAGTGCCTCATGGCGTCGAGGCGCATTTGCGCCTCTCTGAGACAGCTTGTCCGCATCCCTCACGATGCGGGGCCGCGATGGTTACCGAAAGGCTGAGCTTTGCCTTGTCACCGGACGCCATCCGGCGGGGCTTCTGTCAGTGGCTCAGTTCGGCTTGTCACTGGACGCCATCCAGCGGGCCGTCGGTTCTACCTGCGTGCGATCGACAGCGTATCGGACCCCTGCGGATATGCCACCGCGTGCAAATTGGCGAACCGTTTGCGCGCCGGAGGGTCACCGCGCTCGTACTTGGCCCACCACTCGGGGTCGAGTTGGAGTTCGCGGATGCGGTCCTTGGCTGCGGCCGGGGTGAGCCCGGACTCGAGCTCCGAGCCTGAATCCTCGAGGCCGTCGCCCGGCCCGGCGTGCTCGCCCAGGCTTCGGCCCACCTTCGCCATGAGCTCCGCGGCCCGCTTGAATCCAAGGCTCTGCTCCAGCCCTTGCTGGTCTTCGCCGGTCAGGCGGTACTTCTGCATGAAGCGCCTGGCCGCGTGCATGTTCGTCTTGTAGGCCTCTGGCCCCCACTCACGCTGCAGCTCGAGGTCTTCGCGCCGTGCGTCCGCGTTGCGCTCCTCGGAAATCTCTTTCGCGACCTCCATGACCTTGGTCTGGTAGCGCGAATGCATGTGCTCGGCTTGCTTCTGGCTCATGCCGCAGTCGAATGCCCACTGCCGCATGTCCCCAGTGATGTCGATCACGTCCTCGGGAGACTCGCTGCTGAACTGGTAGCCAGCAGGTTCCGTCGGCCTGCCGAGCTTGGTCACAAACGCTGCCCGCTCGTCGTCTGTGGCGTTTTCGCCAGGGATCCGCAGGATCGACTCGGGGTCTCCGCCTTGCTGCTTCTCCATCGAGCGGTAACTGGTGACGATCTGCTCCGGGTTCTTGAAACCCTTGTTCTCGATCCAGCCGCGGTCGAGTTCGTTGAGCTCGGCGCCCCAACCGTAGGAGGAGTCTGCGGCCACCGCGGCCTTCCGCTCGGCGACCGCTTGCTGCTCCACTTCACTCACCGCAGTCTCGATCGTGGTCTGCGGCGTCGGCTCGGTCTGGGCCAACGGGGATACGAACGGCTCCGAGGCCGGTGTCGATTCGGGGGTCGGCGTGGGTTGGGGTTCGCTCATGTCACTCCTCTGCGACGGCCGCCAGCGTGCCGCCAGACGCCGCTATCAGTCGTCTCTGAATCCATAGCCAGACCTGCCGCCGCCCCTCCAGGACCTGCATCGAATGCCCGGTCCCCTCGGCGTTGGTGGTCCGATCGACGTAGCACTCGTTGCGAAGATCCTTTAGTACGATCTCGCCCTGGTGCCCGCGGAAAACGTCGCGGTAGGCCTGGGTGACCGCCACCTGTTGGTTGAGGTAGTCCTGGTTCCGCGCCTCCGACTCGGCTAGCTCAGATGCCACCAGCGGGTCCCATCTGGCCTTCTGTCCCGCCGGCCTGAGCAAGCTGCTGCAGCGCCGGGGCCGCCTGTGTGGCTTGCTCGAGCTGCTGCGCCTGGGCCTCTGCCTCTTCGATCTGCTGCCGCATCTGCGCGTAGGTTTCCTTGTCGTGGAGGATCGTAACGGGAGCCCCGTTGATCTCCTGCGCTAGTTCCAGGATCTTCTCGGCGTCGAACTTCAGCATGATCTTCGGGTCCATCTGTGCAAACGGCAGTGCCATCTCGACGGTGCGCGATACCCCCACGAGCTCCTCGCTGCGCTGCATCCGCTGCGACGGCGATTCGTAGACGATCTCGTAGTCCCCGGTAGACTCCGCAAGCTCACCCGGAAGCGGCGGCAACAAGCCCATGCGAGCCGCGATCTGGAACTCTCGGTTCACCAGCGGCCCCAGCATCTCGCTCTGCTGCCGGCCCACAGTCGGCGCGATCAGCTGACCCTTCTCTTGAGCCCTCATCAAGGCCTCGGTGGCCGTCATTGTCGGAGTCTCGACCAGGATCTGGAACAACGTCACCAAAAAAGCGTCATTGATGACGGCGCGCTCCTTCTCGAGCATCCCCTCGGTCAGATCGAGCCGAGCTCCGGTCTGGAGCGGCTGGATCATCTGCCGGCCCTGGCTGTCGAGTCCTTGGTAGTTGATCTCACCAGGCCGCAGCGTGACCGATTGGGAACCCTGGCCCAGGATCCCATCGTGGTAGACCAGCAGCGGCGGGTGAACCACCATGTGCCCGGCCCGCAGGAACGTCTTCTGCATCTCGTTCGCTGTCTCGATCGCCGGCAGGACGGTCATGCCTGGGCCGCGCCCGTAGTCCTCGACTGAATTGACGGTGTATCGCGAGAACATGTACGGCATCTCGTGATAGCCGCCCTCGTCGACCACCGCCTTGTCGGTCAGCGCCAGGTGCGCGCTCTCCCATTGCATCCCCAGGGCATCGGCACGCTCAGGGTCATAGTCCAGAGTACGCGGCCGGACGACATGGCAGAACTGCATCGGCTCGTACATTTTGGTCTTGTCTTCGAGACCCCTCATCACGCTGTCTGGAAGGGTCGCACCTTCCTTGTTCGCCCATCGCTGGTGCGCCGCCTTGGGGGTCAGCGTGTAGTCGCGGTAGATCGTGTCGATGATCCCGTGGTGATTGACTGCGATGTAGACATCGCCCACGTAGCAGGACGTGTACCGGATCGAGCGGCCGTCCTCGGGCTCGTCTACGAACAGGCACTCGTTCCCGAAGCAGCCCAGGCTCTTGTAGCCGACATGCTTGGCGCTGTAGAAACCAGCTCTAGGCGCACCGCGCAGCTGAAAGAGCACATCGGTAGACCGCTCGAAAAACTCTTTGACCGCCGAGCTGTCATTAAGGTCTCTATCCGTGGTCCGCAGCGAGTGCCACCGCTGGGCGCGCGGTGTGAGTAGGCTTTCGAGCGCAGCTGCGAACTTCTCGAGGGCCGCGGACGCGGTCGCATCGAACACTTGGTCCTGGCGTTTCTCGCCTGCCGTTCGCTGCTTCGTAATGAAGTCGGCCATATCAGGCCAGACCAGGTCGGCGACTCGCTCCCAGTGGTAGTCGAATGTGTGCCGCCTGACCTTCAGCGCATCGCGCTGCGCCAGGATATCATCGGGGTTGAACGCCAACCGCTGTACCTCCGCCTAGCTTGCCCACTCCTGAACCTCGCGCAGTCTCGTCAACCAGAAGCCCAGGCCGCGCCGGACCGCCCCGGCCTCCTCGGCCTCGTGCTGCAAACGCCAACTGCTTCCGCTTCCGGCGTGCTTGCTGCAGGTTCTCCACCGAGGTGATCGCCGCAGGCGGCGGGGCCTGGGTTGATCCTGGAGTCTGCTGGACGCCGAACGCAAACTGCCGATCGCGGTTGATGATGTTCTGGGCGTCGAGCAGCAGATCGGACGCTATGTAGTCCTGGTAGGGGTTGCCCCCGGATCCCTGCTGATGCTCAAAGGAGCCGGCTGGATAGCTAACAACAGCATCTCTAGGACGTGTGCCAGTCAAGAGCTGGACCCCCGTGCTTTCCTCAGTCGTTCGCCTCGTGCTGTGGGCGCGGTAGCCGCCCTGGCCCGCATAATCGACCTGTTGCTGAGACGCTGGACCTCGCAGGCCGTAACTGGACAGAAAGTCCGCCCGCTGCGTGGGGTCGTAAAGATTGATCTGGCCCTGTAGATAACTTTCTCGTG